AATGATCTACCAGCGGCACTCAAAAGATACTATGTGGTCAGTGACACATCGTTTGCGTCAGAAGGCTTTAGTCCCACTTGGTGGCCACACCTATGGCGTGTGAAACTCAATCCGTTAGTGGACAGCCAAGAGTACAAGGATATCTTGAACAATATTGCTGCCGGTGATCCCAATGTGACCACTTCCCCTGTGGGCAGTATTTTGAGTACTTACAATACCTACAACAATATCAACCAGGCCATTGTTCGGCAGGCCGAAACAGATGTACCCTTGTCGGGATACGACACCAAACCTTTCTTTGAACTTCCGGCACCATTGGGTGATTTTATAGGCGCCAGTGTCACGGCAGACTTGACCAACATCACAGCCGACCAAACAGTGTTCACAGCCGATTCGGGAGTAAGCAATCCAGATTACAAAATGAAGGGCTACCTAACCGGTGATGGGTTGGCCCCGTCGGGTGCCACAGTATCAGCCGGAATAGGATTTCCCAACAATCCCAACACTGGAGATTACTGGTTAAGACTAGATTACTTGCCCAATCGACTGTTTAGATTTACCGGTTCATATTGGCAGTTCATTGAAGATTCTGTGAGAACCAATATCACTCCGGGAGCTGTGGACAATCTAACTCAGCGTGCCGGATTCCAGAACGATACCAACACCTATACCGACAGCCTGGGGCAAACACACAATGAACTACAGCCCTTGAGCCAGATTTTCAAACCAAAGGCGGATAACTAATGCCAGTAGTACAGTTTAACTATGATGCACAGATACGTAGATTTGTTACACAGTTTATACGTATGGTGTCTAACTTTCAAGTAGAGTTCGGTAAAGACGCAACCGGAAATCGAGCCCTGCAAACAATTCCTGTTTACTGGGGAGATCCCAGCCGACAGGCCAGCCAAATCCTGCGTCAAAACAGCGAAAACACCCTGAACGCTGTGCCAGCCATGTCTGTGTACATTGGCGGCTTGGCCTATGACCGCCAGCGCTTGCAATCACCTACCTTTGAGTTTGTGACTGCTGTGAGAGAAAAAGTATTCAACGATGTCACCGATACATTTAGTAATGTGCAGGATCAAATCTACACTGTGGATAGATTGATGCCGGCTCCTTACAAGCTGACCATGAAGCTGGACATCTGGACCTCGAACACCGAGCAGAAGCATCAAATCATCGAACAGTTGGCACCGTTGTTTAATCCTGCGTTAGAAATACAAAGCACCGACAACTATCTGGACTGGACCAGTTTATCAGCAGTGGAACTAACGGATGTGAATTATACCAGCCGCAGTGTGCCAGCCGGTGCTGACGAAAGTTACGACATTGCCAGCATGACCTTTGACTTGCCCATATGGTTGAGTTTGCCTGCTAAAGTCAAACGCGGCGGCGTTGTTACCCAGGTGATTGCCAACATATTTGACGAAGCAGGTAACATTGACATCAACACTTACGGTCAAGGTCCGTTTACTACACAAAGAATTACTCTCATGAACCTGCGTGTATTCTTCAGCGGTAATACTTTGACCTTGTACAAAGAAAATACCAATGTGGGCGCAGACGGCACAGTGTATGGTCCAAGACAACGGTGGGACAACATCATAAACTACTATGGCAAAATAACCAATGGTGTAAGTCAGGTGAGATTGCAGTTTCCTTACCCAGACACCAATGGTGTTCATGAAATAGTAGGTACTGTGGCTTTGAATCCTGCTGACTATACCCAACTGTTGTACACTGTGGACACCATGACTTTACCGGCCAACACCTTGACTGCTGTGAATGCCATTATTGATCCTTACAATGTAGAAGTTAACAGTGCCTTGCTAAACCCTACAGCAGGTACAAGATTTTTGGTATTAAATCCCATTGGTAATGCGTTTATCAATGCCGCAGGTGCTGCGGTGTGGGCTGGACCGCTGGGCACTGACTTGGTTGCCAATGCCAATGATATCATTGAGTACAACGGATCTTATTGGACTGTATCGTTTGACAGCCAGCGAGTGCCCAGTGTACAATATGTTACAAACTTAAACACCACCATTCAGTATCGTTGGACAGGCAAAGACTGGGTCAAGAGCTACGAAGGCATGTACAACTCAGGCGAGTGGAGTTTGGTTCTTTAATCAATGACATCACACACAGAATCTGTAGGAGCATTGGTATATGCTCGAACCACCAACCGCTATTTGTTTCTGCTGCGAAGCGGAAATCGACATGCAGGCGAGTGGGGCATTGTGGGCGGCAAGGTTGAGTCGGGCGAAACTGTGATACAAGGACTGGTACGAGAAATCCAAGAAGAAATAGGACAGGATTTCGGTCACAAAAAGTTTATACCCATAGAAACTTTTACAGCCGAAAACAATCGCTTTGTTTACTACACTTTCTTGGTAGATGCCGAATCAGAGTTTGTGCCTGTGCTCAACAACGAGCATCGAGGCTATTGCTGGGTGGAAATCAATGACTACCCACGTCCTTTGCATCCAGGATTGTGGCGTAGTTTCAACTTTGATATTGTGAGAAAGAAAATCAAGACCCTGGAGTCTATATTAAATTAACCAATATCGGCTTCTAGCACAAATTGTCTGTAGTTGATTTGTCTGAAGTTGGGCAACACATTCAATTCGCCCGGAATCCAACTTTCTGCGGTGTGGCACACCCGCACAAACTCAACTGTAGGATAGGTAGTCATAACAGTGTACAGTCCGCGTTCCCAGAATGCTCCGTTTTGTGCCTGGTCTGGTTTTAAGTACCCGTTGGTGTGTTTATACACATTGTTAAGTCCAGGTTCTCCGTGATATCCATCAAATCCCAGCAAGAATATTTTGCTGTGGCCGTCAAAGCAGGCCATGTATGCAGCCAAGCTACCAGCATCCCAATACAAGTTTTGAGGTATCAAATAAAATTTTCCTGGGTGCCGCAATATTTGATCGCTGTTGGCGTACACAATGTTAGTTTCACAATAACCCGATGCTACCAATTCGTCGGCCATGGCGTCGCTGGTTGCAATCAAAAAGTCTGCCCGAAAGTCTCTGTACAAGGCATTACAACCATAACTTTGTAGTCGATCAACGCCGGCCAGGCCGCCACGGTGGTTAGCAATGTGTCGTAGGTCAATTTCTAATCTGCTTTCGCCATTTCCAATAGCCACTGCCTGCGTAGTGGTGTGCATGTTGCTAACTGCATTGGGCACAAACTCGACTTCAGGATTCCACTCGCCGCCCTTTAAGGTCAATTGCGAAATAATATTTTCTCCTGCGTAAGTATCTCTGTATAATTGCTTAATAGTTTGTAGCATAAATGGCTCCGTTTATAATATTTATCAGCACTTTTATTAAAACCGCCCAACAACAACTTCAATTGTTTGAATTGAACTGTCTGGAATAGATCCAAGTGCTTTGCCCAGCACACAGCCAGGCACAAACTTTGTATTATCTATACGCTGAGCTACTCCAGCCACTGTTGATGTGACTAGCACATCACCTTTGTTGACTGGACCTTGTACAAGACAAGGGACACGACCGGTCAGGGCCACCGGAATTCCGTTGCCCGAATTCATGCTATAAGCCGGATTGGTTGATATTACTCCAGCGACTCTTGTATCATGACTTTGATCTGTTACCGTAATTTCTGCCGAGCCACCAAATACCACTACTGTACCAGGAGCATACTCTTCATCAGCAAAGTAGGATTCTGCCAAGTCGGCGTATTGTGCGTGGATGGCAGTGCCATATATACCATTGTACCAAGCAGTGGTACTTCCTATAGCATACGTTACGTTAGCTGATGGGGTTATTGCTTGAGTTGTAATTGTTCCAGTAAATGTACCACCACCAAACGGATTACCAGTTGGCCCTGTGGGGCCAGTTGGTCCAGTAACTCCTGTGGCGCCTGTAGGTCCAGTTGGTCCAGTTGGACCTGGACTACCAGTGGGGCCAGTTGGTCCTGTGACACCTGTAGCACCTTGCCCACCTGTGGGTCCAGTTGGCCCTGTGGGGCCAGTAACTCCTGTGACACCAGTTGCGCCAGTGGCACCTTGCCCACCTGTGGGTCCAGTTGGCCCTGTGGGGCCAGTTGGTCCAGTAACTCCTGTGGCGCCTGTAGGTCCAGTTGGTCCTGCTGTGCCTGTGGGTCCAGTTGGGCCTGTAACGCCCGTTGCACCCGTAGGACCAGTTGGACCTGGACTACCAGTGGGGCCAGTTGGTCCAGTAACTCCTGTAACGCCTGTGGCTCCAGTGGCACCTTGACCACCTGTGGGTCCAGTTGGCCCCGTGATACCAGTGGCACCAGTGCTACCAACGTTGCCAGTTATGCCTGTAGCACCAGTTGGTCCAGTAACTCCTGTAACGCCTGTGGCTCCAGTGGCACCTTGACCGCCTGTGGGTCCTGTAGGTCCAGTGGGTCCTACGCTACCGGTAGGTCCTGTGACGCCTGTTGCACCCGTGGCTCCGGTGGGACCAGTTGGTCCTGCTGTGCCTGTGGGCCCAGTGGGTCCTGTGACACCAGTTGCGCCAGTGGCGCCTTGCGTTCCAGTAGGGCCAGTTGGTCCGGTTGGTCCAGTAACTCCTGTAGCTCCGGTGGCACCTGTATTGTAGTAAGGAGTGCCGTTGGCATAGAA